TGCCATACCAAGTCCGACATTTACTAGGTTTTTACCATTAAGACTTTCGAAGGATTTTAGACCCTCTGCTATGGTTGGGAACATTTTCGAGGCTAATGCAGCTGCACCACCAATTGCTAATACAAATGCACCAACACCCAAACCAAGAGCACCCATTGCAATAACAAATTTAGGTGCAAATAAAGCTGCCTTACCGATACCGGCCATCAGTCCACCAATGGCAGTGCCGATACCAGCACCCATACCACCTATTGCACGAGCAATTCCCGCAAAAATACCACCGGCCTGACCAGCCTCTTTTGAGTCTGCGCCTTCAAACTCACCTTTCATACTAGATAATGTGCTAGCGATAGATTCTAGATAGGTGTTAGTTTGTTGAGACTGCCTCCGTGCCTCGTTCGCTTCCTCTTTCGCAGCCGCACCAGTATCCTCTTTTGAGGATGCAGCCATCTTTTCTGCAGCCTTGTCAAGTTTATCTGTAGTCTTGCCTAACTTATCTACGGTATCTTCGAAGGTTGCCATGTTACTTCCTTGACATGTAAGCGGTCATACCCATATATGCACCCACCACACCAGCCATACCAATGTAGAATAAGGCAGACAAATCACCTAGAAGTTTCAATCTAGATTCGGGTATGATGCCTGGTATCATAACGATAACCGTGAATAAAATCATTGCTATCATTGATATCCAAGCCATACGCCTCTGTGCGTCAGCCTTCTCATCAGCATTTTCTGCTTCGTGTATCTTTTTCACCATTTCTAATTCTTGATCACTCACAACACCATCTCCATCCAAGTCATATTCATTATATTGCGATTCTGGTTGTAATTTCTTCTGAACCACAATTAACTCCTTTTACGTTCTAGCCTGTCTTGCTCCTCCTGTTGTTCTTTTAGGAATTGCATTAACAGCCCCATGTATATTTCCCTTTCCCACGGCATCATATTTTCTAGTTCAATGAGGCTGTAATTATGATGTTGCATCATGGCGAAGTTTGCCTGATAATAGTTTACCAGAGTTTCGTGTGAAAGGGCTATTCGAAAAAACTCTGGAGTCCCTCAATGTTTACCTCATTTTTTGCCTTCGTTTTTGGGTTCGTAAATTTAACCACATGTTTTAACTTAGGCATAGTTTCAAAAAATGCAGAGAGCTTTTCAAACATTTCTGTAGACATGTTTTCTAGAAATTCGTCTAGCTCTTTGTCACTTATATCAACTCTGTTATGTATCTCTTCACCGTCATGGATTTCCATAACGCATCTTTTAATCATAACAAAAATTCTTTCAACCTCTGTCTGTGCATCGCTTGGCATGGCCATGTCCGATAAAGTTGGATATCCCATAACCATTCTGATATCATCTGTCAGTTGCACTTCATTTGTATGACCAACTTCTGTGATCACAGATACTTTCGACAGATCAATCTCTACTGGTACTTTTGTTTCGCCATCATCTGGCGCAGTCATCATAATAGTAGATTTTTCTCCTACTGATTTTGCTCGCATCTGTAAAAACAAATATTCGATATCAAATAGAGGATACTGATATGGATCAATCTCGCCATTTGTACAGTCTGTAATGATCTGTGCAAATGCATTTTCAATAACCTTATCATCTTCTGCCTCCTGAGCAATTAAAAGGTTCTTCTGTTCTTTGACCAAAAAAGGTCGAAACTTAACCGATTCACCTGTTGACGGCAACTCTAATTCATAAGATACCGTGTTTAGCTTTGGTAGTGCCATAATTTTTCATCCTTATAATTTTCGCAACACAGCGGGTATATTTGCTGTGATATTTCTCTCCACTGAGTTCACCACCGTCTGTGTAATTTTATCTGCGATGCTGGGCGGTGTATTGTCAGCATCTAGACTAGTCCACTTTCTAAAAGAAAATTGCACCTCATTTTTGATAATGTCACCAGCAGCTGCTCCTGACAAATCAGTTCCAGTAATGGTTTTTGGCCACATCTCATGTATCTTCAATCCAAATCGTCTTTGGTTGTTTATGTCCAACAGATATATATCTGCCGAACCTATGTACTCGTTGTAATATCCGACATTCCATGTTTCTGGATTAAAACATTTTTGTTGCCACTGTTCAAAGAATACTCTTTCCTCTAGTCCAGAACTCGCTTGAAATGTCATTGATAATTCGCCTGAATATGTTACCTCTTCTGCGATTTCTCTTACAGGCCCATATATATTTTCATCTGGACTCGAAGTCATGTTCCTTCCAGGCAATTGCACGCTCTCGCAACGTAGGGACACACTTCTAGAAGATTCGTTAGTGGCACGAAGACCACTGAATACGTTTAACAGACTTCCGCCTGTCTTTGGTGCGGGCGGGTAAATGAGAACTTCATATCTGCTTGGTAAGGCATATCCCTCATTAGAACGAAACGCAGATAGAATATCGTTCAGTACGCCAAAAGCTGTTCCTTCTATAAAATTAGCCATTAGATCATCGCCCTTGATTCTTTCCAAACCTGAGAAGCCGAAGCTTTCTGAAATCTCTGTACAGGCAATAATGTCGCAATAGTAAATTCGTCTGCATCAATTCTTCGAAAATCTGATTTGGTCTGCCCTGCCAGATATTTGTGTATAGTGGGTTTGACTATGTTAACATTCTTTAGTTTACTGTAGTCCACAACTAACCTAGTTGACTCATCAAATTTTGTGTTATTAGAAAAGTCCACCAGCCTATCTAGTAGTTTAACTCGTAGGGGTATCGGGAGATAATGAAAGTTGATTCCCAGAAACCCATCAGGGTAAGTTTCTAGAGGTAAAACGAGAGGGAAAGTGTCGTAATATGGTAATTGCTTTTTGAACTTTGGGTCATATACGAACATATTCAACTTACCGTAAAAGGGTTTTTTGTCTCTTTTACCATCTCTTATCAAGTCCAGCGTTTTAGGCGTACCGAATTCCTTAATCTTATCCCTGTACCATTGGGTAGATCGTGGACGGCCTTTTGCTTCATCTTTGACTGCTTGTATAAACTTACTCTGTGCCATGCCACTATTTATACGAAATACCCAGATGATCCTCGTTCAGAATCTTAAACTCCATACCATTTCGATCACACCACTCGGTGGCTGATTTCCACTTTGCGGAGTTGACCCCCCATGTCTTTACCTCACCCATATACCTTCTGGTCTTACGTTTAGGTTCTTTTGGTGGTTCACACTGTTTTTTGGGTTTTACTTCAATAATCATTTTTCTGACACTGTTATCAGCCTGTCTCACTTTTATATAGAAATCAGGAAAGTATCGATGTATTCTACCATCCCATGGCGATAAATAGGGTATGATGATCTCTTCACTGCCCCACTCAAGTATTGCATCACTGGTATCACAATACACCATAAACTTCCGTTCCCAGAGGGATCGGTAGATTATATTATGTGGATCGCCCGTATATTTTTGGGGATTTTGTGGTTTGTATCGACCTTTGTATGCCATGACTTATAAATAATTCTGTATAAGGAATATTTAGACATGCCCGTATTACTCAGTACACTCAAAAATAAGGCTGCAACAGCAGTTGCTTCACAAGTATCCTCTTTCGCAAAGTTTGGGTCAAGTAGTGGTGCTTCTGCAATATCAGCTTTAACTGGTAGTAAAGGATTTAGTTCTACCACATCAAAAAATCTTGCATACCCAATCAATGTAGAAGATGATCCCGAGCAGGGCCACTATATTATATTTTACATATATCAGATTGATGATGCTAAACTTGCGAAGAAAGTTGATGCAGCTACGTCCGTAGGTAGTAAAGATTCCGAGCAAATCAATAAAGAGTTACGAAACTCTGATACTAAAGGTATGGCATCTCAATCAGGTAAAGGTGCTGGAAAGTCGCTGTCCATAAAAAGACCCCCTATGAAAAAGATGGATCAGGCTATCGCTTTGTATATGCCTCCCTCTGTAAAAGTTGAATATAAAACACATTATACAGACCAAGAGATTGGTGCGATTGCACAGGGCGCTGGTGATGTATACAGTGCGTTATCTAGTGGTCAGGGACTCATGTCAGCTCTAGGAGCTGGTGGTGGTGCGGTGGTATCAGGAATGGCTGCAGCTGCGGTTAAGAAGGCTGGAAACATGGTATCCGGCGCAAGAGCTATGGCACAGATTGCATCTGGTTTGGCAATATCTAACAAGATGGAATTGCAATTTGAGGGTGTGGAGCGTAGAGACTTCTCATACTCGTTTACTTTTATTCCCAAGAGTGAACAAGAGGCACAGATTGTTGAAGAGATTGTATACGCATTTAAAAAGAATATGTTGCCCTCTTATATGGACAGTGTAAATCTAGATTTAAATCCTTTTATGAAGGGGAAAACAAACGTAAAGTTGAATGGTAAGATTATGAGAGTCCCAAATATTTTTGATATTGAATATCAACATAAGGGAAAACGCAACCCATTTTTAAATAGAGTTTCTTCCTGTTATCTTCAAGGAATGGATGTTGAATACGGTGGTAATCGATTCAAAGCATATGAACCAACAAGTACAAATGACCGCAAAGGATACGAGGGTGGTGGAAATGGCCCACCCCCACAAAGAACCACGATAAATTTACAATTTAGAGAAATAGAGAAGATGAGTCAAGAACGTATTGAGGCAGGATTCTAATGTATTTTGAAAGTTTTCCAGTAGTGCAATTTGCATCCGTAAAAGGCGGAGAGCCTAAGATTGTTACCAATCTTTTACGCCGTGTTGCTATGCGTTCCCAGATAAAAGAAAATACACTTATCTTTGATACATACGATGTGCAAGAGGGAGAAACACCAGAAATGATCGCTCATAAATTATATGGTGATCCAGAGTTACACTGGATAGTTCTGATGTCTAACGACATTGTAAATCGTTTTCATGATTGGCCAATGAACACCAATCAATTCCTTGCGTATGTACGAGACAAATACGATAATCCAGATGCCGTACATCACTATGAAATCAATCAAACCTCTGGTGATACAACACTCAAGATCGATGTGGGTACGTCCAATGCAGATTATCCCACTGCTACAGCTGTGACCAATTTTGAATTTGAGGAAAAGGAACAGGATAAAAAAAGAAAGATATTCCTACTTGATCCTGGCTATGTGCCTCAGGTGGTAGAAGAATTTCAAGAGATGATAAACGAAAGTGATATCTAATGTCAGACGGAGTAAGTTA